TACCAGTACAATAGGTGGATCAGCTAGTTCGTTAATACGTCTCACTGATCCAGATGTACTTATTCCCTTTATGGGAGCTCTATCTTATGCATATGCTGGAGCAGCAAGATCTCCGTTTTCAAATGATACGATTAGTAAGGGTGTAGCACTAGCTTATACGGTAAACCGTTCGTTACGTAGATAAATAAAAAATATTTTAAGGATAACGACATGGCTTTACCTACAACTACTGTAACGAAAAAAGCAGTAAATTATAGCGATTTTAGATCAGATCTCTTACACCCAGCATATGGTGACCTAGTTGTTATTCAAAATGAAGATGCTATTATTAGATCAATTAAAAATATATTACTTACAGATTATTACGAGAGACCATTTAGACCTAGATTTGGTGCTAATTTAAAAGCATTACTCTTTGAAAATATATCATCAGTTACTGAACTTCAGATTAAAAATGCTATTACTAACGCTATTCAGAACTATGAACCTAGAGCTAACCTAGAAACAGTCTATGTAGTTGCTTCTCCTGACCAGAATGCGTATAATGTAACTATTGTTTTTTCAGTTATAAATAAAATTGATCCTATAATTTTTACCGTAATTCTTAATCGTGTCAGGTAACATATGGCCAATAATGGTTTAATCTCCACATCAGATTTAGACTTTGATACTTACAGAGCTAATCTAGTAAACTATCTTAAAAATCAAGAAATATTTAAGGACTATAATTTTGATGGTTCTAATATTTCTGTGTTACTTGATCTTCTTTCTTACAATACAACTTTAAATGCTTTCTATCTTAATATGGTAGGAAGTGAGATGTTCTTAGATACGTCTCAATTAAGAGAATCAGCAGTATCACACGCTAAAGAGCTTAACTATACTCCTCGTTCTAGAGCATCTGCAGTTGCTACAGTTAACATAACAGCTAATCCGGGTGATGCATCACCTCTTATAGTTATTCCAAAATACTTTAGATTTACATCTACAATTAATGGTGTACCTTATATCTTTACTACTGATGAAGCTATTACAGTTTCAGCTGCTAATAACTATAATGTTTCTAATGTTAACTTATATGAAGGTCGAGTTACTAGTGAGTTTTTCTTAAAGACAGATCCTAATACAAGATATATTATAAGTTCAGCTAACGTAGATTCAACATCTATTGGTGTATCTGTTTATGACAGTCCATCATCATCTTCTCCTACAGTATTTGCAAAAGCAACTACTTTATATGGTCTAAGTGCAAATTCTGCAGCATTCTTTGTTCAAGGTTATGGTAGTGATCAATTTGAAATTACTTTTGGTAATGGCGTTACGGGTAGAACAACAAATATTAATAATCTTGTTAAAGTAACTTATAGAGATACTAATGGTGCTGACGGTAATAGAGGTTATACATTTACAGCTGTAGATAGATTAACTAACGATTCAGGTACTAATTTTCAGCCTACGGCTATTTTAAATAGTGCAACAAATCCTTCTGCTGGTGGTAGTGAAAGAGAAACTACTGATTCTATTAAGTTTAATGCCCCTCGTTTTTATGCAACTCAAGATAGAGCAGTTACAAAACAAGATTATATCTCTCTTATTAAAGCTAATTTTCCAACAGTACAAGCCGTTGCTGTTTATGGTGGTGAAGAAGTAACACCTCCTGATTATGGATCAGTTTATATTTCTGTAAAGCCTTACAATACAACTATTACACCTACAGTTCTTAAAAATAGTATTTTAAGCTACTTAAGCACAAGAACTGTTCTTTCTATTACACCTAAAGTAATTGATCCAGATTATTTCTATATAAAGGTAGATACATCTGTATTTTATAATCCTTCTGTTACTCCATTTACAATAAATGAGATTACAGGATTAGTAAGAGATTCTATAAGCTCGTTCTCTGCTCTTAACCTTTCAAGCTTTAATTCTAACTTTAGATTTTCAAAATTATTAGCTTCAATAGATGCTTCTGATGCTTCTGTTGTTGGTAACGAAACATCTACAAGAATGATAAAGAGAATTGCACCTACAGTTGGTGTTGCTACTACATTTAATATTAAATTTAATAATGAAATTAATACTGATACAATAACGCCTTCTATTTACTCAGATAACTTTACTTATACAGTAGATAATACTGACTATACTGCTTACTTAAAAGATGATGGTACAGGCAATATTGACGTTATAAATTTTGAAAATGATAATACTTTATATCAAGATGTAGGTACTATTAACTATACTACAGGTCAGTTAGACCTTACTCAAATAGTTATAACAAACTATACAGACTATATTTCTATTTACGCTAATATTTTAAATAATGATATAATTCTTCAAACAAATCAAATTTTAAATATTGAGCAATCTGATGTTACAGTATCAGTAAGCACAGTTACAGTATGACGAACCAGCTTATAGTTCCAAATACTATATCAACATTTATTCAGTCACAGTTTCCAAGACTGTATGACGACGATGGTATTGCTTTAGAAAACTTATTAAAAGCTTACTATGAGTGGATGGAACTATCTTCTAATACCAGTTACAGTTCTGCTACAACCGGTAACCCTACAAACCTTGCTAGAAATCTCTTTAATATTAGAGACATTGACACTACGTCAAATACTTATTTTAAAGACTTTCAAAGTGCTTATCTCGTTGGTGTTCCTAATACTGTTACTGGTGATAAAAGATTTCTTATTAAGCACATTATTGATATTTACCGCTCAAAAGGTAATATTCAAGGTTATAGACTTCTCTTTAAACTATTCTATAATGATAACGTAGACATTTATTTACCTAAAGAAGATATTTTAAAACCTTCAGACGGTACATATGAAATACCGAGATATATCGAAGTTTCAGATAGTACTTTATCTATTTCTCTAGTTAATAAAACAATCGTAGGTAGTAGTTCAGGAGCAAAAGCAAACGTAGATTGCTTTGTAAAAATAGCTGACGGTGGTAAAATTAACAATGTTCTTTATCTTAAAGACATTGTAGGTAATTTTATTACAGGTGAATATGTTTATGAAGAAGGTGTCACAGATTTTAACGTCATAAGTGCATCACCTCAGATTACAGGTTCAGCTAGCGATCTGTCTATTATTTACAATAATAACTTCTTTACAGTTGGTGACTATATTCAAGCAGTTACTGGTACAGGAAGAAATGCTACTTTCAGAGTCAGTAACACCTCATTAAGTACTATTACAGCTTCTACTAACCTTGGTATTCTTACATTTAATATTGTCTCATTTGGCACGTACTATTCTAATACCGCTACAATTATTATATCAAGAAACGTTACAGATAAAGATACTGATGTAGAGGAAAATAAATTACTTCTTCAAGCAGGAGGTAATTATGTTTTTAGAGACGGCTCTTACTACGAAAATTTAGTTTCTAATACTAGCAGTAATGTTGTAATTGCAAGCGCAAACGGTCTTACTAATTCACCATATGCTTTTTATCTTTATTCAAATACTTCTTCAATTTCTGCATCTAATACTAATGTTGACTATAAAGCTACTGGTAATTTTACTATAGAGACTAGTTTTTATTCTACTCAACTAGCAGCATATAATACTATTTTAACTAATCAATCAGGTACTGATTTAATAAGATTTAAAAATTTTGGCACAGAAGTAGAGTTTATATACAATAATAATATTATTACTTTATCGTTATTAAATCCTATTACTACAGGTGTATGGTATAATATTGCTATAGTAAGAAATAGCAATACTATTTCACTTTATCTTAATGGTATTTTACAAGATTCAGATATACTATCAAATCAATTTTTATCTAACTCAAGTATTCTTTTAGTAGGATCAAACGGTACATCTACCGCCTTTAATGGTTATATTCAAAATTTTAGATATAGTAGCGTAGCAAGATACACGACTAATTATTCTATTCAGACAACTCTTTATCAGAATAATACACCTTATTTAACTGGATCTGGTGTTGACATTTATGTAAGTGGTATTTCAAATTATACATTACTTACCTTGAATACTGACTTTATTAGCGGTCTTGGTAATCCGGTTATAGGTGGATCATTTATTGGTTTTTCTAATGCATCCATTACTGCTAATCTTGGATCAACTTTAGCTAATGTATTTTCTTTCTTCTCTAACAACTTTGGAACACCTTCTTATACTATTTCAAGTATTGGTTCTAACTTTGTTGCTGCACCAGATATTACTGTAAGAGATTTATTCATACCGTTAGGCCTGACACCATCATTACTTAACCCTACTGCTGGTTGGCAAAATAACTCAAACGGTGAAATATTCTTTGTTAATACAAGTAACGTAGTCTCATATTGGTTAAGTGGAAGTAGAAACTTACTTCTTGAAGGTAATGTTTTCTTTACCAACAACAGTATTAGAGTTACAGGTACTAATACTAACTTTACAAGTTATACATCAGGATACCTTTATCTTGTTGCTAATTCTAAAACCGCACTAACTAATACCGATATTAGAATTATTAAAAAAGTAGCTAACAATACAGTAATGTATCTTGATGATTATCCTGATTTTAATTCAGATACAAATTCTAACAATACAATTATTCTTCCTGCTTATGAACTAATAAGTAATAATTATGCTCCAGATGAACTCTTAAACTCACAAGGAGTTCAAGGTGGGTCAGATGCTGTTATTGCTGCTTCAGTTCTCGGACAATCTAATTCAGGTTTAAGTAGTATTGCATCTCTTGAAGTAATTGATTCTGGATTCGGATATCAAGATAGAGAAATAGCAAACTTTAGTAAAGTCAATTATCTACTCGGTGTTAATATTGAAGCAGGTGGTAGTGGTTACGAAACAGGTCAATTCTTAAATATTATTGGTGGCAATCCTGCTAGAGCTGCTCAAGGCACAATTACGGCTAACAGCTCTGGTTCTATTGTTTCAGTAAGTATTACAGATACAGGTACATATTATAAAACATTACCTTCAATAAATATTTACAACTCAAACGGCGCTGGTGCGGTTCTTTCACCAGTTCTTAGTGGTACATCTTTCCTCAATAACATAACAGGTTACGTATTAAAATCTGGTGTTGGTAAGCATGAAGGAAGACACACATCAACGAGATCGTTCTTAAGCTCGGATAAATACATTCAAGATAGCTATTATTATCAGACATATTCATACGAACTAAAATCAGGTTTACCGTTCAGTGACTATAAAGATACAGTAAAGCAAGTCTTTCATCCAGCAGGTGTAAACATTTTTGGTAAAATTATTATTAGTGATTCAGCTAATAATGCTACCAATGTCTCCTATAATAATGTAACAGTCGGTTAAAAAAAATGAGCATTGTAACAAAACCACTTAAAGTATTTGAGCTTGATAGCATTAGAAAATTTTTAAATACTTTTAATAATACTTCTTCTGCATCAAATAATTATCTTTATTTGTTTGCTTCAAGAGCTACACCTTATGCAAATAACGACACAACACCAGATACTCTTGTAGAAAGTGTTCAAGAAGCTAGTTATAGACCAATACATGAAATGATGTTTGGCAAGCTTCTTGACAATACTAATTTTGCATATCTTGCTACAAATTATTCTTGGACTTCTGGTACTGTTTATACTCAATACGATAATACAGATCCTAATCTTTATAATAGTGAATTTTACGTATTATCAAAATATACACCAAATTATAAAGTTTATAAGTGCTTATATAATAACAACGACTCAGAATCAACGGTAGACCCAGGATCTTATCCTAACGGATATTCTTCTCCATATCTTCCTTTTACTACCTCAGATGGTTATATCTGGAAATATATGTTTGAAGTTTCATTAGCATATTATAATGATTTTAATTTTGCAAATAATTATATTCCATATTTTCCACCAGACTTTGCTACTCCAGGTGATGATCTATCAGGTGCTAAAAATGTTCAAATAGCATCTAACACATCTATTGATGTTATAATTCTTACTAATAGCGGTAATAATTATACTGCTGTTGCAAACGGTATAGTTCAAAATATAGACAGTTCTAATACATTTGTTTCACTGCAAAACAATGCAAGTTCAGCTAACAACATTTATGCAGGTAGCGATGTTTATTTTAAACTCATTGCTGGTTCAAATACATTCTTAAGAACTATTAATAATTATATTGCTCAAAATAATACTATTATTATTGATTCTCCAGTTCCTGGTGTTACACCTTTAAACTATACCTATTCTATT